GCGGTCGCAGCCCACCGCCCGCGCCCACCAGCGCCCTGCCCGGCTCGCCGGAAAAGGTCGCCATCCTGTGCCAGCGCGCCGCCCTCGGTGTCTCGCTCCGGCACGAGGAGGACGCGGCCCACCCAAGAACGTCCACGAGCCGGCGGGAGGGGCCGCACCGTTCCCAGATCAACTTTCCGGCCGACTTCGGAGGACCCGTCATCTTCCGCGGCCGGCGCGTGTCGTGACCAAACGCTCTCACGGCGGGAGCGTTTCTGCCCCGGGGCTGCCCAGCGCGGCCCCGGGGCTTTTCATTGCGCGGGCCTGAAACCCGAAGGGGCGGACGGGACGGCAGCGCCGGAGGGGTCCCGGTGCGGCTCAGACGCCTCGAGTTTTTTTCACAAATGCGCGCACACAAGCCGCAACTCTTCACGCTTGAGAAATAGAGGCACACGCTGACCACCAAAGTGAGTGCTCAGCGTGCCGAGGCGAAACCATGTCGTTTCGCTCGCCTCATCACCCCCAACCGCTGGAGAAGTACCATGTTCGCAAAGACCACGATCGTCCGTCTGTTTCTTGGGGCCTGTCTGATGTCCGGCTTGCTGTCGGCCCAGGCCAACGCCGAAATCGTCCGGGTTGGCCCCATCGTCCGGGTTGGCCCGGTCGTCCGCGTCGAGCCCGTGCGGCCTGTTGTCCCGGTTGTCCGGCCGGTTGGCCCGGTCCTGCGTGTCGGCCCCGTCGTTCGGCCGGTCGAGCCCGTCCGTCCATGGTACCGCTGGCACCGGTAAGTTTCAGTAACCATGCAAAAAGCCCCCGGTGCCCGTGTGGTGCCGGGGGCTTTTTTCATGCGCGCTTTCTGGCCGCAGACCCGTTGCTCTTTAGGGTGTCCGATGTTTCGGGGGCGGGCGTCCGCTACAGAAAGCGACGGCCAGCGATTGGCGGCCAGTCGGCGGCGCCCGCCCCTGTCGTCTACGGCCGCGCCTGCCGTGCCGTCGAGGCCACCGATGGGCGGGTTTGCCTGTCGGGGCGCCTCGACGCGGCCGACGCGATCCTGGACACGGAAAAGCACGCCGGAGCATTTCTGAGCATTTCTGAGCCGACCCCCAACTTCCCGACCCGGCCGAACCTCGGAAGTCGCGACGGCAGCCCGGGTTACGGTAGGGCGGTCGAAACAGTGAAAAACCGAACGGCGTGGTAGAATGGAGTGGCGCCCCGGCCGGGCAAGTGTGGCCGGGGCATGCCCCCATCACGGCAAGGAAGCTCCCGCGATGAGCAGCCCCCGCCCCCTCACCCCAAAGCAAGAACGCTTCGCCCTGGAATACCTGATCGACCTCAACTCCACGGCGGCTTACCAGCGGGCCGGCTTTCAGGCCAAGGGCAACGCCGCGGAAGTGAACGACCGCCGCTTGCTGCGCGACCCGCGCATCCGGGCGGCGGTCGAGGCCGGCAAGCGTGCCCGGGCCCAGCGCACCGAGGCGAGCGCCGACCAGGTCATCGGCGAGTTGACGGCCCTCGCGTTCTCCGACCTCGGCCAGGTCCTCGACTTCGCCGGCGGCACGCTGCGGCTGCGGCCGGCCGACCAGATCCCGGAAGCGGCGCGGCGGGCCATCGCCTCCGTGAAGGTCCGGCGCTACGTCGAGGGCAAGGGGGACGCGGCCCAGGAAGTGGAGCTGGTCGAGTTCAAGCTCTGGTCGAAGCTGGAAGCGCTGGCGAAGCTCGGCCAGCACCTCGGCCTGTTCAAGGAGCGGCACGAGCACGCGGGGCCGCACGGCGGCCCGATCCCCGTGGCGATCTACATTCCCGACAATGGACGTAATCCGACCCCAACCGGGGCCCCAGGAGCTCTTCCTGTCGAGCCCCGCTGATATCGCCATCTATGGCGGAGCCGCCGGCGGCGGTAAGACCTGGGCTCTGCTCATGGACCCGCTGCGGCACATCCACGTGCCCGGTTTCTCGGCCGTCCTGTTCCGCCGCACCTATCCCGAGATTCAATCGCCGGGCGGCATGTGGCCCGAGAGCCAGAAGCTCTATCCGTACCTCGGTGCCCGGCCGAACGTCACGGAAAAATCCTGGACCTTCCCGAGTGGCTGCGTGGTCAAGTTCGGCCACATGCAGCACGAGAAGGACATGCAAAACTGGCTGGGTGCCCAGATCGCGATGATCGGGTTCGACCAGCTTGAGCGCTTCACGGAGGACCAGGCGTTTTACATGCTCAGCCGGAACCGCTCGGTATGCGGCGTGCGGCCCTACCTGCGCGGCACGGCGAACCCAGAGCCGGGCTGGCTGGCTGACCTGCTGGCCTGGTGGATTGACGACGGCACCGGCTATGCCATCCCCGAGCGGGCCGGTAAGGTCCGGTGGTACGTCCGCCGCGACAACCTCATCGAATGGGCCGACACGCGCGAGGAACTGGAAGCTCGCTACCCCACGCTGCCGCCCAAGTCGCTTACGTTCATCCCGGCGCGGCTGGAGGACAACCAGGCCCTCTTGCAGGCGGATCCGGGCTACCGGGCCAATCTGCTGGCCCTGCCGCACATCGAACAGGAGCGGCTCCTCGCCGGCAACTGGAAGATCAGCAGCGAGGAGGGCGAGTGGCCACCGGCCTACTTCACGCCGGATATCTGGTTCCAGGACTGGCCGGCGAACCTGCCCTTGAAGGCGATCGCCCTCGATCCGTCGAAGGGCAAGGACGCGAAATTCGGCGACTACCGCGCGTATGTCTGGGGCGGACTCGATCCGGATGGGATGCTCTGGGTAGACGCCGACCTGGAGCGGGAGCCGACCCCGCGCATCGTGGATAACGGCATCGCCCTATTCCGGCGCTGGTCGTGCCAGGGGTTCGCCGTCGAGATTAACCAATTCCAGGAACTGCTGGGCGGGGAGTTCATCCGCCTGGCCCGCGAGCATCGGCTCCCCATGCCCCTTTTCGGGATCAACAACTGTGTGAACAAAGACGTACGCATCCGCACGCTGGGCCCGCTGCTGGCCCAGAAACAGGTCCGCTTCAAGGGCGGCTCTCGCGGGGCCAAGCTCCTGGTGCAGCAGCTCCAGGCGTTCCCCAACGGCGACCATGACGACGGCCCGGATGCCCTGGAAATGCTGGTCCGCATGCTCTGGCACTTAATCGGGCAGCGCACAGTCAACGGCCAGCCAACGGCCATGAGGGGCTGAGCAGCTTACGAATAACCCGCACTGCCCAGGATGGTAGGCCATGGACCGCCCTTCGCCCTTGCTCCCCGTCCCGGCGGCGATCGCCGCCAGCCCCCCCCGACCCGCACGGCGCGGCCGCCCGCCAGGCCGAGGCCTTCCTGTCCGGCCGGTCCGCGCGGACGCTCCGCGCCTACCGGCAGGACCTCCGGGACTTCGCCGCCTACCTGGCGGACACCCACGGCCAGCCCGGTGACCGGTCCGCTGAGCGGGCCGCCGGGGCACTGCTGGCCTGCCGGCCGGGCGACGCCAACGCGCTGGCCCTGGGGTACCGGAACGCACTGGTCGGCCGGCAGCTCGCCGCGGCGACCGTCAACCGCCGGCTGGCCGCGCTGCGGTCGCTGGCGAAGCTGGCCCGGCTGCTCGGGCTGGTGACCTGGTCGCTTGAAGTCCAGGGGGTCCGGTCGGAAGGCTACCGGGACACGCGCGGGCCCGGCCGGGCCGGTTTCCTGGCGTTGCTCGGTCAGCTCGACGGCCGCCCGGACGCCAAGGGGTTCCGCGACCGGGCCCTGTTGCGGCTGCTCTACGACCTTGGCCTACGCCGGGCTGAGGCGGTCGGCCTGGACGTCGAGGATCTGGACCGGCAGAGCGGCACGCTCGCCGTGCTGGGCAAGGGGCGCTCGGAAAAGGTCCGGCTGACCCTGCCGGACGAAACGCGGGCGGCCGTCGAGGCCTGGCTTGCCGTACGCGGCGATGGGCCGGGTCCCCTTTTCCGGTCGATCGACCGGGCCGGCCGGCTGAAGGGACGGCTGAGCGGGACGGCGGTCTACCTCATCGTCCGGCAGCTCGGCCAGCGTGCGGGGCTGCGGGCCCGGCCGCACGGCCTCCGGCACGCGGCCATCACGGAAGCCCTCGACCTGACGGGAGGCGACGTCCGGGCTGTGCAGCGTTTCAGCCGGCACCGGGACGTCCGGGTCCTGCAGCGCTACGACGATAACCGGAAAGATCTGGCCGGGGACGTGGCCCGGCGCGTGGCGGCTGCCGCCGGCGATGCGTCGAGGCAGGCGGGGTAATGCCGGCCCTTCGGGTTAGTAGCGGGGCCAATCCTGCCGGCCCGGGGCCACCCCGGAGACCGCCGGTGCGGACCTGGGGAGAACGTACCAGGCCGGGGGAGACCCGGCTTCTTGGTGGCCGTGCGGGTGATGCAGGGCCGAGCGGTGGGCCACGTCCACGCAAGGAACCACGTGGACATAGTGAACGTGCCCCGCGTTAGAGTAGTGGGCGACTTCGGCAAAAAGGATGCTTCCGGCCAGGAACCAGGTACACGAGCGCATGAGCGCCTCCGTTGTAAGGAACGGTGGGGAGCCACGACGTGCGCCTCCCTCTACCTCCATGTACACCAAATCAACGGCCGAGCTGAAGAAGTGCCGGCGGATTTTTCGAGCCAGCGAGAGGACCTGCCTCCCACGTCGAGGCCAATGGTTACGGAAAGAGGCATTATCGCTCGCAAGCGGCCTGTCGGGACCGGGCGTTCGGGCCGCGGCCGCCCTACGGTAGTCCGCCGGCGGGGTCCTCCCGCGCCAGCTCGACCCATTCCCGGGACGTGACGTAGTAACCCATGTGCATCCGGTTGGCCACAATGCCGCGGCCGACCAGGCTGGCGAGCAGGGTTCGCGTGGTGGAGCCGAGCTGGTCCTCGCAGAGCGCCTGGGCCAGGACGTTGCCCTTAAGCGGCGCGGCAGGGCCCATGGCGCCGGCGGCCGCCAACGCCAGAATGATTTCCCGAGAGCGCTCGTCAAACATGGTCCGGGGCAAGCGACGCTCGGGCTCGCTGGGCTGGCTCGCCGACGGACCCGACCCCGTGTTTTGAGTCATGCCGACATATTAGACCACAGGCCGGGGCACGGTGCACGTGCGACCTCACTGCGCGTACTTCAGGGTACCACTGCCGCCCAGGGCGGACTTGAGCAGGCCGAAGATTCCTTGAACGCCATCGGCCGTCTTCTTCGTGTTGTCGGCGGTGTTGCGCGCGTGGTCTGCTTTCGCCGCGGCGGATTGAAGTCGGTTCAGCGTCTCGGTTGTCGCCTCGAAACCACCCCGCCCGGTGCCCAGCTCGCGGTGACCTTCTTCGGTGACCGTCTTCTTCACGGCGGCCGCGAAGGGCTTGCTCCGGTCCGCCAGCCCGAGAAACGACCGGAACCCGCTCACCACCTTGCCCAGCAGACCGGTGAGCCAGTCGAGATACTTGCCCACCGCTTCGAGGACCGGCATCAGCGCGGATTCAAACACGCTGGCGAGCGATTCAACCAGCGGCGCGGCGGCTTCCACCAGGGACATGACGAGCTGCATCGGGACGGCGAAGAAACGCATCAGCGTGGTTCCCCACTTCATGACGACCTGAAGGACCCGGGAGAGGACGCGCACGATCGGCATGACGGCCTGTACCAGCGCACCGAACATGCTGATTACGGCCTTCAGAATGTCCATGAGAAAACCGAACACCTCGGCCAGGGCCTGGCCCAGGTTCCCGACGATCTCCGTCACGGCGGGCATAACGGACAGCACGACGTCGCCCACCATGCCGATCGCCCCGACGATGCTCTCCAGCACGGGCTGGAAGGCGTCCATCAGCGTGCCGACGAGCTGCTGGAATGCCTCAAAGACGGGCCCCAGCTTCTCGGCCAACCCGGAGAATGCCCCGGTGGCGACCCCAACCCCAACCCCGACGCCGAGGGCCACGGTAGCGATCTTGGCCAGGGGCACGAGCAGCGCCTGCAGGAGCGCCAGGAGCCCGCCCGATACACTGCTGGAGAAGGCCTCGACAACCGTACTCAGGACGCCGATCGCCGTGGCAACCCCCTCGATTCCCCCGATAACGAGGGGTAGGACCTTCACGAACGCCAGGCCGACGACGGCGCCCTCGACCCAGTGCGCGATGTTTTCCTGCTCCTCGCCGGACAGTGATTGAAAGAAGCCGATCGCCTCGTCAAGGACGCCAAGGACTTGCTCCAGGGCGGGCAATAACACGGACGCAACGGAGCGACTGAGGACCTCAAATCGCGAGGCAAGCGCGGCCCCCATGTTGCTGGTCGCAACCCCGGCTGCGGTCAGGCCCGTAAACGCCGCGACGGCGCGGCCGATGCTCCGATCCGCGACGCGCCCGACGGCCTCGACGCCAGCTTGGACCTTGTCGAGCTCGGTCTTGACCCCGTTGAGTTTCTGATTCAGAGCCTCGGCGCCCTGCACGCTCAGCTCGACGAACAAATCTGCGAGCCGCCAGTTGGCCATGATTTGCGCTTCCTTGCTCTTGGAGGGGTATGATCGCTTCCTGCGCCCCGCCGTCCTGTGCGGGCTCCGCTCAATAATAACCCACCGCCGGGCGGCCCATCGGTCTTGCCCTGCCGCCTCCGCTGCGCGATGCCTTCGGCCAGACCGCGGCCGAGAGCCTCGACGTCGCGGGCCGTCCGTTCGGCCAGGTCGAGGGCCCGCTCCTGCGCCACGGCGTCCGGCCTACCCTTCTCGGCCTTCTCCGCCTGGTTCATTGCCTGCTCAAGTTGGTAAAGCTGCTGGCGCATCTTGCGGAGGCCTTCCCGGGCCACCTGGTAACCGCTCATCGTGCGTTGCTCCTTTCGGGGTCCGCCAGCGGGCGCCGTGCCCGCGCGGCGGGGCTCAGGTCGGATCCGCGCGGCCGGGCGTGAAAAGTTCCCGCTTCTGGTTGCCGCGGCCACGCCGGCGGGGCGCGTCGAGGATGACGTCGGCCAGATCCTCGGCCCGGACCGCGATCCGACGCGCGGACCAGCGGCCGGCTCGGCGATACCAGCCGTGCACCTCGAACAACCCGCCGGCCCGCAGCCAGAGGGCCAACTCCGGCCGGCGCTTCGCCTTGGCCAGCCGGTGGGCCACATGATCGGCCGTCGTGGTCTGCACGAGAAGGAACAGCCGATCGCGCGGATGGATCGCCAGCAAGTCCGCGAAGCCGAACAGGTCTCGACGAACGCCCGCTCCTGAGATCCAAGATTCCACAACGGCGGCCAGAAATCCGCGGCCGCGAAGGTACGCCAGGCTTCGGCTCGTCGGCGACGCCATGCGGGATCGCGCCTCAGTTCACTCCGTTGCCGTTCCGACCGGGCCCCGTCGCCCCCACGCCGCGCGCCGGTCCGAACGCGGGCGGCTCGGGCGCGTAGCTCTCGAACCGCATACAGTGTCGGCGGAAGTAAAGCGCAACCTCCCCCGTCGGCCCGTTCCTCTGCTTGGCGACGTCCACCTCGACCAGCTCCGGCCGCGCCTCGACCGGCCGGTGCATGAGCAGCACCACGTCCGCGTGCGCCTCGATCGCGCCCGACGCGCGCAGGTCCGACAGCCGAGGCCGTCGGTCGGGCCGCTTCTCAATTTCCCGGTTCAGTTGCGCCAGAACGACGACGGGGAGGGCCAGCTCGCGGGCCAGGCCCTTGAGCTGCTGCGCGACCAGCGCGACCCGTTCCTTCCGGTCCCTCACGCCGGCCGGCGGCCGGATCAATTGCAAGTAGTCCACCAGGACGGCCCGGACCCCGTGCCGGCGCTTCAGCCGGCGGGCG